AGTTGGTGAGAGGTTCTTTAATCCCCTTTTAGGGTCTAAAGTTGATAATTACTTCTTTGAGTTGGCAGATTTTACTATTGTAGAGCCTCTTAGAACTGAGATCAGCACAGTAATTAATAATTTTGAACCTAGAGTTGCATTGAAGAGAGTTGATGTTGAACTCTATCCTGAAGATAATGCCATGGAAGTGAGTATTAATTATGATATTGTAGGTCTAAGTGCACCACAACAGGCAATAACTTTCGTATTACAACCAACTAGATACTAATGGCACTAACTCAGTTTACTAATCTGGATTTTTCCCAGATTAGAACATCAATTAAAGACTATCTAAGAGCAAATTCAACCTTCAGTGACTTTGATTTTGAAGGTTCAAACTTCTCTGTATTAATTGATGTACTTGCCTATAATACCTATCTGACTGCATTCAACACCAACATGGTGGTTAATGAGTCATTTATTGATAGTGCTACCCTCAGAGAGAACGTAGTATCTCTTGCAAAGAATGTTGGGTATGTTCCACTATCAAGAAGAGCAGCAACAGCAAATATAACCTTTAGTTTAACAGACGTAAATACAAATTATAACACAGCAACTTTAAAGAAAGGTGTAGTTTGTACAGGAAATTTAGATAATACCAGTTATATCTTTTCTATTCCAGAGGATATTACTGTTGGTGTGTCTAATGGACAAGCATCTTTTGAAAATATAACCATCTATGAGGGAACTCTTTTATCAAAAACCTTTGTTGTAGATAATTCCCAACCAAATCAAAAATATATTTTACCAAATCCTTACATTGATACATCTACAATTAGAGTTAATGTAAAGGAAACTTCAGAATCAACAACTTCAAGAGAATATTTGCCAATAGAAAATATTATTGGTGTAGATAAAAATTCTGCAGTTTTTCTGATTCAAGAGATATCTGATGAAAAATATGAAGTTTTCTTTGGTGATGGGGTAATTGGAAAGAAACTTGAAAACAATAATCAAGTAAACATCACATACATTACAACAAATGGCAAAGAGGGTAATGGGGCTAATGATTTTGATTTCTCTGGAACCATAGTATCAGATACTGGTGCAAATATTTCATCAGCAGTTGGTGTCATCATAACCACAGAATCAGCAAATAATGGTGATGATATTCAATCTATAGAATCAGTAAGGTATTATGCTCCTAGATTATATTCCACCCAATATAGAGCAGTAACTGCATCTGATTATGAATCACTGCTACCATCAATATATCCTAACATAGAGTCTGTAACTGCATATGGTGGGGAAGAATTAAGTCCACCACAATTTGGCAAAGTTTTCATAGCAGCAAAACCAAAAAATTCAGATTACCTTTCTGAACAAACAAAAGAGTTTTTAATCTCTGAACTAAAGAAATATTCTGTTGCAGGAATTCAACCAAACTTCGTAGATATTAATGTCCTGTATGTTGAATTGATATCAACTGTTTACTATAACTCAAATTTTGTTGGTGCTCCAAATGATTTGAAGACAAAAATTTCCAACTCACTTCAAACATATGCAAATTCAACTGATCTAAACAAATTTGGAGGAAGATTTAAGTACAGTAAGTCAGTCAGACTTATTGATACAGCAAGTGATTCTGTAACATCAAATATTACACAAGTTAGAATAAGAAGAAATATTGGTACTATTGTTGGTGAACCAACACAGTATCTTGTATGTTTTGAAAATAGATTCTATGTTGATCCATCTGGATATAATATAAGAAGTTCAGGATTCTTTATTAATGGTCTGTCTAGAAAGGTTTACATTTCAGACAAACCAGAATCAGACTTAAAAACTGGAAGATTGTATCTGTTTTCTGTTGATGGGGAAACTGAATCAACAGAGCAGCAAGACATAGGAACAGTAGATTATATTACTGGTGAAATTGATATAGATAATATAAATGTATCTTCTACTGCTCTTCCCAATAATATCATTGAAATTGAAGCAACTCCATACTCCAATGATGTAGTTGCTAAAAAATCAATTTACTTAAAATTAGATATTGGAAAGAGTTCAATAAGTATGGTGAAAGATATTATATCCTCTGGAGAAAATGCTTCAGGAAGCAGATTCCAACCAGAATCAAGTCATTCCACTGGAACTAAAATAAGAAGTTAAGATGGTAGAAAATCAGAAGCTAGTAAAGATTAGTGATTTAGTTGATAACCAAATCCCAGAGTTTATTTTAGAAGATAATCCTAACTTTTCAGAATTCTTAAAGCAATATTATCATTCTCAGGAATTTCAGGGAGGACCAGTTGATCTCTCTGAAAACTTGGTATCGTATAGAAATATTTCATCTTTTAATTCTACCAATTTAATCACATCAACAACTTTAGTTGGTGATGTAGATTTTTTTAGTGATACAATTTATGTAGAATCTACTAATGGTTGGCCTCAATCATATGGTCTCTTAAAAATAAATGATGAGATTATCACTTATACTGGAATAACTACAAATTCTTTCACTGGATGCATTAGAGGGTTTAGTGGAGCAGATTCTCTTCAACAAGAGACAAATGATGAGTTTTTAGTTTTTACCACCACTGAATCTAGTGATCATTCATCTGGAGATACAGTTAATAACTTAAGTAACTTATTCCTTATAGAATTTTTCAAAAAACAAAAAAACTTATACACTCCTGGATTTGAAAATGTAGATTTTGCTGAAGAAATTAATCCACAAAATTTCATCAGCAAAGCAAAAACATTTTATCAGTCAAAAGGAACTGATGAAGCGTATAAAATTTTATTCAGGGTTCTCTATGGAGAAGATGTAAAGGTTATAAAACCAAGAGAATATTGCTTCACTCCATCTGATGACAAGTGGATAGTTACTGAAACTTTTGTTTGTGATTTAATTGAAGGGAATCCATATAAACTTGCTGGTCAGACTTTATATCAGGATTCAGATCCATACAATTCTAAAGTTTTACCTGCAAGTGGATCAATATATGCAGTTGACTCATATCAACTAAATGGAAAAATTCTTTATAAAATTAGAATATTTTCTGGATACTCAAACAACTTAAATCCAAAGGGATCAATATCTGGAACTTTCATTCCAACATACAAAACATATGTTGTTGAAGATGCTCCATCTGGATCTGATACTATTTTTGTAGATTCAACTATTGGATTTCCCCAATCTGGAATCTTTAACATTGGGGAAAATCAATATGAATACACAGACAAAACTAATAATCAGTTCTTACATGTATCAAAAGTTGGTGAGGCAAATATTACAGATTTGGTAGAAAGAAAATCTGAAATATACTCTACTAACTATGTCTATTCTTATGAAGATGGTGATATTAACAATGTAGTAAAACTTAGAGTAAACAATGTACTTTCAGTTTTTGCCCCAGAAACCTCTACTTATTCTTTAGTTGATGATCCACTTAGAGTAGATAATGTTGGATATACTGATAATAATATTTTTGTAAGATCTTTAAAATTTAATCATCCAATTTCCATATATTGTGGAGAAGCAGTACAAGAAATTGATGCTGGAGTTAGATCTTTTTCAGAGCAAGGATTTGCAATTTCTAATGGACTTGCTTTAAGTAAATATGAACACAACTTAAAAAATAATGATTTAGTTGATCTTTATGTTAGGTCTCAAGGAACTTATCAAGTATACCTTTCTAACTTACAGGTTTCAACTGCTTTATCCAAAGAATTTAGTACCCAAAAAATTGAAGACACGAGTATTTTAGGTAAAGAAATTCTTTTTAGAAGAAAATTAAAAAAATCAAAAGCAGTATCTTTCACTAAATTATTCAATCAGATTAATGACAAATATACTGCAAATATTCAAGATGCTTATGCTGATGATAATTACAACTACATAACTTCAAATGGACTTCCAGATTATGAAGTAAGTCCATACATCAAAGAATTTACTTTTGATGCTAATTCAAACAATACTGCCACTTTAGTGGGATCCCACAATTTTTACAATGGGGAAGCAGTAAAAGTTGTTGGATATGGAATCACTGGAGACATGACTAGTGAATTTATTGATTCTGTTGGGTTTAATACTGGCAATACTTATTATGTTAAGAAATTTGGTCCAGCATTAATATCTTTATCAGAAAGTAGAGAAAGTTTAGATACAGTTCAATTAAATTTTCTAGAACTAACTGAAAATGGATTTATTGCTGGATATTATGAGAATATAATTCTTCAAAGTTCTAGAATTTATGGTAATGAATTTTCAACTCCAAAAGTATTCAAAAAAATACCAAAAACTCCAAGATTCCAAAAAAATAAGGTAGTAACAGAACCTGGACCTTTGGGGATATTTTGTAATGGAGTTGAGATACAAAATTACAAATCTTATGACAAGATTTTTTATGGAAAAATTGATACTGTTGAAGTTTTAAATGGTGGTAATGGATATAGTCTATCAAATCCACCACAATTTAGAATATTCAATGATACCTTTGATGAAGACACTCAAACTTTCTTAATTCCAGAAATGGAAGGTGAATTAAAATCTCTTAAAGTTAAAAACCCTGGATATAACTATGAAGAATCTCCAACTGTGACAGTTACTGGTGGAAATAGAAAAGATATTCCCACCACAGTGAAAATGAGATACATTGATAAGGAATTGCAGTTTAATGCTACAACTAGGGATACTGTAGTTAGAACAGTAGACAATACTTTCCAGTTTGATTCTGTCCATCCATTTACAGAAGGGGAAGCAGTTGTGTATGAAACCAATGGAACATTCCCCATTGGAATTGGAACTGTAGTTGAGGATGGTACACTGTTAGATAGGTCAGTTTATTATATTGCTGAAGTTGGTGCTGCAACTTCATTTAGATTGGCACCATCAAGACTAGATGCTGTAAATAAAACTAATTTAATAGACATTAGAACTACTGGAGGTGGAGTACAAAATTTTAGAGCATTAGAAAAAATTCAAATTATTGATGAAGTTTCTTTTGTTGGTGTTCAAACTGGATTTAAATATAAAAAACTTTCTTTTGCTCCAGAAGACATTAATATTTTTGATAATATCTTTACCTTTAAAAATCATCAATATAAGAGTGGGGAAGAGGTTGTAGTTACTGCAGATGGATCCCCTCTTAATGGAGTTACTGCTGGACAAATTTATTATATTGACAAAATTGATGATGATAGTTTTAGATTAACTACAGATTTTGCAAGAAAAAATATTTTAAACGTTTCTGGATTGGATTTTGCCACAACTTATTTTGTTCAGTATCCTCCAATTGAAGTTACAGTCTCTGGTAAGTACAAAAAAACTGCTGCAGCAGTAACTGGATATGGGGCAACTATTATACCAGTAGTACAGGGATCTGTAAAATCAGTACATGTTCAAAAAGGTCTGGCAAAACCAGCAAAAGAACTTCTTGGTTCTAGAGAAGTTGTAAACCTCCACCAAAGACCTAGAATTGAAGTTAAAGAAGGTTATGATGCAGAATTTTTACCTCTAATTGATCGTGGCAAAATAATCGAAGTTATAGTAAAAAATCCTGGACAAGATTATGTCAATGATTTTGAATTTGAAATCTTAGGTCAGGGATATGGTGCAGAATTAACTGCAGTTGTCAGTAATGGAGAAATTTATAATGGTTCTGTAAGTTATAATCAAATAATATCTGTTAATGTGGTGAATGGTGGAGTTGGATATGCTTCATCAGATACTACAGTTAGAATAAAATCATCAGGAAGAGATTTAAATCTAACTGCCAGTTTAACTAATTGGACTCTTAATGAAGTTGCTAAACTTGGAACATCAAATCTTAAAAATGGATTTTTGTTTGGTGCAAAATATTCTAGATTTGGAAATACTTATGGGACATTTTTCTTAGATTCAAATTTAAGACGATCTTTTGGGATAGATTCAACTAAACACTCCCCAATAGTTGGATGGGCTTTTGATGGATGTCCAATTTATGGTCCATATGCATATGAAAATGTAGATGGAACTGGAAATATCATAAAAATGAGAAGTGGATATACCAGAAGTAAAATTAGTCCCCCATCAACCTTAGAATGTATTGAAGACTATGTTTTCACAAATAATGGAACTTTAGATGAAAATAATGGAAGATTTGCCATAACCCCAGAATACCCAAAAGGCATCTATGCATACTATTGCACTTTAGATACTACAGATAATCCAGAATTCCCATACATAATTGGAAATACTTATAACTATATTCCAGAAAGTTCAAATTTTGATTTAGATTTAAACCAAAACTTAGACTTTAATGAGTTAGGAATAATCAAATATACTAAACCATATAGAGTTGATGATAAAGAGCATTATTATGAGTATTTTGATAATGTTACTACAGATTCTGCTTTTGATGCTTATGTTACGGCAGTTTCTCAAGGATCTATTGACTCTGTTGATGTTTTAGACGGTGGTCTTGGATATGAAGTTGGGGATAAAGTTGAATTTGAAGAAGAAGAAGTTGATTTAGGTGCATTTGGTGAAGTTGTAAGTATTGCTGGTGTAGCAGTAACTTCAATATCTGCTGGAATTACTACTTTCAATAATATTGTTTTTGTTTCAACTGAAGATGGAATAATTGGAATAGCAACAACCACTCATAACTTTAAATCTCAAACATTTGTAAACATAACTGGAATTTCAACATCAGATTTTTCAGAAATAGAAGGATTTAGAAAAATTAATGTAGAAACACCATCTACGATACTAACTCAAGCTTTGGGGGACGAACCCACTACAGGAATAGTAACATCTATAAAAATCAAAGCTCCAATTGGCAACTATAGAGTAGATGATAGATTAGTCATTGGTACAGAAACTCTAACAATTTATGGAGTTGATAACTTAAACAATCAATTAAATGTTTTAAGGCAGGCTGGATCTCCTGGATATGCACTTAGCACCCCAGTCTATGATTTTGTAACTAAATTTACATTTTCATATCCAGAGCTAGAGAAAAATTTAACTGAACAAGATATTTCTTACTACTTTAAACCAATAGAATCAGTTTCTGTTGGAATAAGTACTATAGCTGGTATTGGAAATACTTTATCAACTAACCCCCTTGGTTATGGGGTATCAATTACAAAATATGTTGAGCATGGTGGCATATTCTTACCATTCAATCAATTTAGAGATGGGGAAAAAGTATCTTATACAACAGATGCTTCTTCTATAGTTACTAATGCAGGAAATCTTGTAGATCTTCCTGATCTGTATGTGGTTAAATTATCCCCAGACGTAATTGGATTAGTCCAGAGTAAGCAAGATCTCAAAAATAGAGAAAATTTATTGAGATATAATGCACTAGGAACAGGAATTTACCATAGATTTAGAACTCAAAGAGATGTTGTAACTGGAACAGTCAATCAAATTAATGTAAATGTTTCCACTGCATCAAGTCATGGTTTAAGTGTTAATAATAAAATAAACACTAATGTTATTTCTGGGGTAACTACAACATATGTTGTTGGTTATTCATCTACAGAAAAAAGAGTTTTGATAGATGGTCAAGTAAATCCAAACATTAGAGTATTTGAGAATCAAATAGTTAAGTTTGACTTGACAGATTCCAGCATTACAGGAAAAGATTTTAATTTATACAGTGATGATGTTTTTAGAAATTCTTATTTTGGTAATGAAAATGGAATAGAAGTTGTAAAATCTTCAACAGAACTAAGTCTAACAATTACAGACTATACTCCAAAACTTTTATATTATACATTGACTAACATTACAACATCTGATGAAATATATTCAGATTCAACTGTTCCTAATAATAATCAATTAAAAATAGAAGAAAGTCTCTATAAGCAATCAGAAGGAATTGTGATTGGAATTACAACCAACACATTTACATATAATATGAGTGCTAACCCAGAACTATTGGATTATAGTAGCTCTAACTCCAAATTATCATATGAAGTTTTAGATAGTGGTGTAAAAGGACCAATATCTAAAGTTAAACTTCTATATGGTGGAAATTCGTATGAAAAAGTTCCTGGAGTAAAGAATATTATAACTCAAACTGGAGAAGGTTGCAATCTTTATCCAAAAACTACAACTATTGGAAATGTCAATGCAGTGAAAATATCAAACACTGAAGCAATCTATTCTAGTGATAAAACTCTTTCTCCAGTATCAACTCTATTCTCAGCAGTAAGAGTAAAAAATAACTATAAAGTTTCTGATCTTCTTTTAGTAGATCCAGGAAGAAAATATATAAATCCACCAACATTAATATTGTATAATGAAACTGATGATGTTGTTTCAAATACTTTTTCTGCAAATGTTGAACTTAAATCTCAATCTGTAGATAAAATTATAATAGTTGATCCAGGAACTAATTTAAAAACCACTGACAATAGAATTGTTCCAATTAATAATAGTAATGGAATTAGAATTCTTAGTGTTTCTGTATCTGGATCTGGTCCATATGATGTAGATTTGACTTTAGAGACCCCACTTTCTGGATTCTCAACTGCAAACCCGCTACCAATTTCAATTGGTGATTCTATTTTTGTGGAAAATATTATAAACAGTTCTGGAAATGGATTTAACAGTTCAGATTATAAGTATAAATCATTTACTGTAACATATACTAATCCAAACTTTAGTGCTCCAGATGCAGCTGTAGTTAGATATCAAGTAGATCAAGATCCTGGGGTGTTTGATTCTACAACATATAATGCATCAGTTTCAAAATATGATGATCTAATTAAAGTTGAACCAGTATTAGAGAAATATCCATTCTTTAATGCAGAAAAAGTTTCAGGTAAGCAAATAATAGATAATGATGCAAACTCTCCATTAACTGATCTTATCAAATTTTATGATACTCCAGAATTTTTAGTTGGAGACACCATAGAAGGTGAAATTTCAAAATCACAAGCTCAAGTATCTTCAATTGAAACTTTCAAAGCTATTACAAAGGTTGATTCTAGTGTTTCTGAGGTTATTGGTTGGAAAGACTTTAGAGGAAATCTTTCCACTATTTTACAAAAATTACAAGACAGTGAATACTATCAGAATTTCTCATATAGTCTAAAGAGCAGGAAATCATTTACTGATTGGCAACCAATAGTTTCAGATTTATCTCATGTATCTGGATATAAACAGTTTGGTGATTTGTCAGTAGAATCAGAACTTCCAGTTGGAATAGCAAAAACTCTTACTGTAAAATCAGAAAGTTCTTCTCAGGTCAATGTATCTTTAATATCTGAAGTGGATACATCTACAGTCAGCAATTTTGATTTTGTTATTGAAGAGGACATTGATGACAGTGAAGGAGTATATTCAGAATACTTAAAATTCTCATCCAAAAAACTATCTGACTATTTACTATCAGAGAACAACAGAGTTCTTCCTATTGATGACATCTCAAACCTTTTTGATAGTGATAATTCACCATTTGTTAGAATTCCACTAGATACTGTAGACACCACTGACAATATTGTATTAAAATATTTCTTCTTTATTGGAGCAACAGTTTCATTCTTTGGAGATTTCCAAAAACCAGAAGTATTTGATTTATTTGTAACAAGAAATGATGCTACTATCAACCTAACTTCATATGCATATTATTATGATTTCTATAATGAGTTTGGGAATGTACAACTTCCACTTGGAGAAATTGAAGCCACATTAAGCCCATCCAATGGTGATGAAATAACTATTAATTTCAATCCAAGAAATATTTTTAATAGTTATGCAATATCTGCTGTTAAAGAGACTGCTCCAGTAGCAGTTGGCATTGCATCAACATCATATGGATATGTAGCTAGCATTGAAAAAACATCCACATATGCAGCTTCTGGATCTCCATCCACAGAAGTTATTTACAGTTACCCAATGGCAGATTTAACTTCTGGAACTGGAATTATTGGAATATCATCATCTCAAGGAAAAGTTGAAGATGCTTTTGAATTTACATTTATAAAAACAGTAGACAATTCTATCTCATACAACATATTTGCAGAACAAAAAACTAAAAATTTAGGGACATTTGGAATCTCAACAAGTGTTGGTGGTGCAGTTGAATTTACGTTTACACCAATATCTGGAGTTGGAATAACTGCATTTAGTAATATACAGATTTTAAATTCCAATAATGTTTCCCCAAATACAGTAACAAATACATTGAGTGTTATTACAAGTGAAAGTGTTACTTATACAGGAGCATCACAATTCCAAGTGGCATCAGTATCAGAATCATTTGCAGCAACAAAGTATATTATTGAAGCTGAAAAAACTGTTGGGTTAAGCACAGAAAGATCTATTTTTGAAATAAATGCAGTTCATTTCCAAACTTATAACAATAATACGATTTATGGTTTTGCTGGTGATTTAGATGATGGAGAGTTTGATATAGAAACAAATTATAATTCTTCTAGTGGGGAATACATTTTATCCTTTACTCCATCATCTTCAGCAACTTATAATTTAAAAGTTATCAAAAAGTCAATCATCTCTCCAAACGTCTAATAAATATTTTAAAAAATGCCTGTTTCAGATATTGGTGCAATTTATACTCCATCAATCTATGGGAGAACTTCTTTCCCCCTTAGATATAATCAAGAGCCAATTTTTTATAAAACATTCAATGGATCATCTGAAGAAATAGTAGGTATATCTTCTGATATTTTATATGTCAGAGAGCATTTTTTCAAAACAGGAGAAAAGTTAACATATAGTCCAGGAACAGGAACTTCAATTGGAATCTCTACCAATAGTCCAGGGAATATTGGATTTAGTAGTTATCTTCCAAGTGAAGTTTATCCAATAGTTATAGACAAGGATAGGATAAGAGTATCATTAGCCTCATCCTTAGCACTTTTGGGTGAGTATGTTGATATAACTGCTACTGGAATTGGATCAAACCACACTTTATTAGCAGAAAAGCAAAATTCAAAATGTTTAATTTCTGTTGACAATATAATCCAATCTCCAATTGCAGTTGCTTCAACAGTTGGAATTGTAACTTACACCAATACTTCATTTTCCCTAGATACATTGGAAAATGTAAGATTGGGATCTTTGCTAAGAGTATATGGTGATAATGAAAGTGAAATAGTAAAAGTATCTGCTATTGATTACTCAGCAAAAAATATTTCAGTATCTAGGGGAACTGGGGTTATGGGAACCCCCCAGTTTACTTTTACTGGAATTATAACACAGACTCCAGCAGAAGTTTTATCTGGAAATTATAATATAGTAAAAGATGTCATCTATTTTGTAGACCCTCCATTAGAAGGAAGAAGAGTAAACTTAGTTATTCCAACAGCAGACATTGATTTTGCAGACAATAGCTTTACATATTTTACTGGATCTGATGAAAACATCATTACAGGATCTCAAGCAATATTTTACTCAGAAAATCCCCCAGTTGAACTTGAGAATGGTGGATTGTATTATTTAATTAGAAGTGCTAACAATACCTTTAGATTTGCAGAAAGTTTATTTAAAGCATTTAATGGAGTATTCATAGAATTCTCATCAACATCAAGTAATGGATTCCCAGTAGGATCTTTTCAACTATTTTTAATCCTCCCAACTGAGAACAGTTCCTTTCATGGAAGAGTTTTTCAAAGATCTAATTATGATGGAAATTATGTATTTGATGATATTTCAGAACAATTTACTGGAATTACAACATCATTTGAATTAAAAGTTTCTGGAGTTAGTACAGTTGGAATAAGTTCTGATAATGGCATAGTTTTAATTAATAATATTTTTCAATATCCAGAATCTGAAGAGGCATTTTCTTACAGGGAAGATAGTGGAAAAACTTACATTGAGTTTAGAGGTTCTGATGAGACAAAGACATATGACGTCAATGTAGGAGGAAGACCTAGAGGGGGGATTATAGTTGCATATGGAGTTACTGGTGGTAACTTATATGCTCCATTGATACCAGCAAATGGGTTTGCAGTTGTATCTGCAGCAGGAACAGTAACAGACATTTATATTGGAAATCCTGGATCTGGTTATAGAAGTGGAATATCTACATACTATATTGAAATTGAAGATGCAGAATTGCCTGGATCAGGTGCTCTTGGAATTGCATATCCAAACAGTGTTGGTATTATTACTGGGGTTGGGATTATAACTGGTGGATCTGGATATTTGTACAATGGAACATCATCCAGTTTAACAGGAACAATAAATGTTTTAGATCCAGATGGAACTCCTATATCAGTTGCATCAACTACTGAATTTGAGTATTTTAGGGGGCAGCAAGTAAGCATAAACAATCCAGGTTATGTCGCAATTGGCACTGAGCTCATTAAATATACTGGAATTAACAATGCAGGTAGTGAATTGACCGGTTCTGTAAGAGGTCAACTTGGAACTATAGGAACTTCCCACACTCCAGGAGCTACAGTAACAAAATATGAGTATGATTACATAGTAAAATTTAATGCTCCTATGCCTTATGATAATATTCCCTTAGATGGATCATCTGCTGGTATTGGTGCATCAGTATCTCTTTATATTGATGAGTTTGGAGAAGTTACAGACTTAATTTTTACAAATAAAGGATATAATTATAGGGTTGGTGAAGTGTTAACCCCATCTGGAGTTCTTGGGGTTTCTACTCAAGTAAATGATGATAAGTTGCATATAACTATAAATGAGGTTGCTAAAGACGAATTTTCTGCTTGGAATGTTGGACAATTAAGAAAATTAAATGATTTAACTGATAAAGTCAATGGAAGAAGAAGTATTTTTACTTTATTCGAAACAGTTGCTACCCCAACAGGAACTGTTACAAGAAGAACTAGTTTAGAATCTAATCCAACTGCAGGAATTGATTTATCATATAATCTTCTAATCTTTGTCAATGATATTCTTCAAATTCCTGGAGAATCTTACACATTTTTAGGAGGGTCTCAATTAGAATTTACTGAACCACCCCCATTAGGAAGTGAAATAAAAGTTTACTTCTATGAAGGTTATAGTGGGGATGCCTCATTCTTCCAATCGCAAACTGATGTAAAAGAAGGTGACAAATTAAAGATTCAAAGAGATATCTATGAAATTGTGCCAATAGAACAAAAAACTAGAACAGGACAAAGGGTTGTCAGTTCAGATACGATTAGGACAGAAGTTTACTCAGATAGAGGATTATCAGAATCCTCATCACAAAGAAGAGCTATATCTTGGACTCCTCAAAAATCAGACTCCATTATAAATGGAGAGTACGTATCAAAATCCAGAGAAAAACAATCTTCTGGAATTTTGGATATAGAAATAATTTCATTAGATTATGAAGTAGTTGCTGGAGTGCAAACTGTTGGAATAACAACAACAAATGGCACATTCAATGGATTCTGTACTAGTATAATTGGAATTAATACAAATGCAGGTATTGGATCTTTGATTCAAATTGGAGATTATGTTGAAGCATCTTATATTGCTATTGGAGTAACTATAGTTTCTATAGGATCAAGTCAAATTGACATTGGATCACCTTCAATTGGAGTCTCTACAGAATCTTCAGATTTGTATGTAGGATTTACATCCTATTCTACATCACCAGTTGGAATAAACACAGTTCCTCTATCTTTCTACAGAAAGAGCTAATAAATAGCAATAAAGTACACAAAAACAAATGCCTGCAATAGTAACTGATAGATTAAGATTATTGAATTGTAGAAACTTTATTGAAGATGTTGCCGTAGGTGGATATTACATTTTTCTTGGACTTCCTAATGCTACAACATTAGATACTGATTGGGACACTTCCCAACCAAATCCCATTGACAATGAACTGTATTTAAATTCATATAGGGACACTATTCTTGGAGTCAAGAAAGTAAATACTTCTGATGTCATTAGGGTTATTCCAAAACTCCAATGGGTGACTGGAAGAAAGTATGATATGTATAGACATGATTACAGTGTTTATAATTTATCTCCAGTTACATCTTCAACAAGATTGTACGATTGTCAATATTTTATAATTAACAGGGACTACAGAGTCTATATCTGTTTAAATAATGGATCTGCACCATCCAATCAAAATAAAGGTGTAATTTCTACTCAAGAACCATTACATACTGATGTTTCACCTAGAAAAGAAAGTGATGGATATGTTTGGAAGTATCTATACACCTTGAGCCCATCTGATGTATTAAAATTTGATGCTACAAATTACATCTCAGTTCCAAATGATTGGGAAACAACCACTGATGCAGAAATATCAAGAGTTAGAACTAATGCATTCAATGGGAAAATTGAAACTATTTTAATTGAAAAGCAAGCTCAATATAATTTTGTTGGAACATTAACTGGTGTTCCAATTAAAGGTGATGGATTTGGGGGAGAGGCAAGTATTGTTTTTGATGAAGAATCAAAACCAGTTTCAGTAGAAGTCACTGCTGGTGGTCTTGAGTACACCTATGGGACTTTAGATTTGGATTCAGTTCTTCCCCCACTGGGAGGAGAAAAAGCAATATTTAATGTGATTATACCACCCCCAGGGGGTCATGGGGCAGATATTTACACTGAGTTGGGTGCAACTAGAGTCTTAGTTTATAGTAGAATTGAAAATGATCCCACTAATCCAGACTTTATAGTTGGAAACCAATTTTCTAGAGTAGGCATTGTAAAAAATTTAAAAGCATTTGGAACAAATGCCACATTTACTCAAAGTAGTGGATCTGGTGTTTATGCTTCAAAACTAGCAACTTCAACTGTTTTGGAACCATTAGATTCTAAAATAACTCAATCATCTTCAAGTGGAATTGGAAATTTAGTCAGTTTTGATTCAACTACACAAGTTCTTAGGTATATTCAACCAAGAACTAATTATGTGGATACTTATGCTGTTGGAAATATAATTACAATTGATTATCAGTATGCAGATAGTTCTAGTGGAATTCAAACAGCAACTAATTATGATCAAAATGAATTTGATAATTCATCCAACATAACAATAGGATCTAATTCCTATCCAATTGATAATACATTTAATGGCACTTCAACTACTGTTGGATCTGTGGAATATTATCTTGGACAGCAATTTAACTCTGGCATGTCAAGCCCAGATATAAATAACAAGAGTGGTGAGATACTTTATGTAGATAACAGAGCTTCTGTTACCAGAGCATCTCAACAAAGAGAAGACATAAAAATTATTTTAGAATTCTAAGAAAATGCCCCAAAGTACCAACCTAAACAAGACTCCATATTATGATGATTATGATTCAGAAAAGAACTTTTATAAAGTTCTTTTCAAACCTGGGGTGACTGTACAGACAAGGGAACTTACCACATTACAATCAATTTTACAGAATCAAATTGAAAAATTTGGCAGTAAATTTTTCAATGCTGGTGGAGTAGTAATTCCTGGAAACACAGCATTTATACCAGTATATAATGCTGTTGAGGTAGAAACTACCTATAAAGGAATTAACGTTGAAACATATTTTTCAGAATTACTTGGGAAAGTAATATCTGGGGCAGACAGTGGAACAACTGCAAAAATCGTAAATATTGTAAAATCTTCAGAATCTGATAAAGGAAGAACTACAATTTTTGTAAAATACCTTTCTTCTGGAACTGATTTTGAAACTGAATTATTTACTGCAGGGGAAGAACTTTTAGCTGATTTTGACCTCCCAGTTGGGCAGGGATTTATTTTAACTGGGGAACCTGTCCTCCAAGTAACTAATCCTGTTGGTAGATCACCATTTTCAACAGGATCTGCTGCAAAAATAGAAGAAGGTGTATTCTTTGTAAGAGGGTATTTTGTAGACGTAAAAGAGCAGGAAATTATATTAGATCAATATGGAACAACCCCTTCATATAGAGTTGGTCTAGCAATTTCAGAAGATGTTGTTACTGCAGATGAAGATGGATCTTTAAATGATAATGCTCAAGGGTTTTCAAACTATGCAGCACCTGGAGCAGATAGATTTACTATAACTTTAACTTTAGCAAAAAAATCTTTAGATGATTACAATGATGATAGTTTCATTGAGTTGTTTAGAGTAGAAAATGGTATAATCAGAAAGATTAAACAAGATACAACAGGATCTTTTATCAGTGATGTTCTTGCAAGAAGAACATTTGATGAGTCTGGAAACTACACAGTTCTCCCATATGACTTAAAAGTTCTAGAATCATTGAATGATAGATTTGGAAATAATGGAGTATATCTAGAAGACCAAAAAACTTCTCAAGGTAGTACCCCATCAGAAAGTCTAGGATTAATCCAAGTATCCCCAGGAAAATCATATATTAAAGGATATGAAGTAGCAACATATGATACTGTAATAGATTATCCAAAACCAAGAACTACAAAAAAAGTAGAATCTTCATCTGTAGTATTCTATGGTGGAGATTTAATTAGAGTCAATAATGTAGTTTCTGCACCTAAAGTAGGACTTTCTACTAGTGCAGTTGTTGCATTAAATGGTCAAAGATTAGTAAATCAACAACCAGCTACATCTGGAGTTACTACAATTGGTTATGCTAGGGTTTATGACTTTGAGCATCATAACACTTCTTATGAAAATGCTACAAGTCAATTTAATTTGAAGTTATTTGATATTCAAACTTACACAAATTTACACACAGATATCCCAGTTACTGGCATACCAGTTGGATCATACATTCAAGGTTCTAATAGTGGGGCAACTGGATATGCATCAACCATAACTCAAGGAGACACTCTATTCTCTTTATATCAAGTTGCTG